ACAGAAGGTCGTGACTGGGCAGAAGAAATGCACCGTAAAGACCCAAAGGCTGGATGGCGTGGTCGTCTCCGCTTTTACTGTAACGTATTAGTTGATGATGGAATTGAAAAACCATACGTAGCCATTTGGTCTATGGGAATCAGTAAGCAATCATCTTTTAATACAATTCGTGAATATGCACTTGAGACTGGTAGCATTTCAAATGTTGTTTGGAAAATGAAACGTAATGGTCAGGGTACTGAAACAAATTACACAATGATTCCAGCAGCACCAGATAAAGAGCCATTTGACTGGACTGGTATTGAGCCATTCCAACTAGAACTTGCACTTCGCAAAGTTCCTTATGCAGAGCAAGAAGCCTTTTATCTAGGCTTTGACTCACCATCAACTACTTCATCAACCAACACAGATTGGTAGTATGAACTACGCAGGATTGCACGTACACACTCATTATTCCTTATTTGATGGAATTGCAACTCCAGAAGAATATTTAAGTCGTGCCGTAGATCTTAAAATGCCAGCCTTGGCAATAACAGATCACGGCACACTTTCAGGACACCGTGAGTTTTATCGTACAGCAAAATCCAAAGGCATTAAGCCAATTCTTGGGCTAGAAGGATACATGTGTGCAGACATATCTGATACAAGAGATAAGTCTGAAAGAGAAGGTCAGCAAGATCTTGTTTATAATCATATTATTCTTCTAGCAAAGAACCAACTTGGTTTAGAGAATTTAAATAAAATTAGTGAAGTTTCTTGGACCGATGGTTTTTTTAAGAAACCAAGATTTGATTTTGAGATACTTGAAAAATATCGTGAAGGAATTATTGTAACTTCTGCATGTCCAAGTAGTGTAATTGTAAAAGCATTAGAAGAAAATGAATTTGCCATTGCAAAGAAAAATATTAAATGGTTTAAGAATAATTTTGGTAATGATTATTATATTGAAGTAATGCCACACAATACCCCAGAAATAAATAAGGCTTTAATTGAACTTGCAGATGAATTTGACATTAAGGTTGTTGTAACTCCAGATTGCCACCATTCAGATACTTCACAAAAAGAAATTCAAGAGTTTAAGTTATTGATGAATACTCATGGCAAAGTTAATAAAGAAGCAACATATGAAAAGTCTAAAAAGAAAACCAATATGATGCAAAGACTTGACTACCTGTACGGAGAAGATCGTCAAATTACCTTTAATAAATTTGATATACATCTACTGTCATATGATGAAATTAAATTAGCAATGGAAAAACAGGGTATAGATAGACCAGACATATATTCAAATACATTGTTATTAGCAGATACAGTAGAAGACTATGATGTTCAAGATGGACTTGACCTACTTCCAGTTCAATATAAAAGTCCAGATAATGAATTAGAAAAAATTGCATTTGAGGGATTAGAACTTAAAGGATTACAAGATAATGAAGAATATGTTAATAGATTACGTGAAGAGTTAGAGATTGTTAAGAATAAAAAATTTGCACCATATTTTCTAGTTGTTCAAAGCATGATTGCTTGGGCAAAGAAGGAAGGAATTATGGTAGGTCCAGGTCGTGGATCGTCTGCTGGATCTTTAGTTTGTTTCACACTTGGAATCACTGACATTGATCCAATTAAATATGGACTTTTGTTTTTTCGATTTATTAATCCAGAACGAAATGATTTTCCAGATATTGATACAGATATTCAAGATACTCGTCGTGAAGAAGTAAAAGATTATTTGGTTAGACAGTATAGACACGTTGCATCTATCGCTACTTTCTTAGAGTTTAAAGGTAAAGGTGTTGTAAGAGATGTTGCTAGAGTTTTAAACATTCCTTTGTCTGATGTAAATAAAGCATTGAAACAAGTTGACACGTGGGAAGATTTTTGTTATTCAAAAACAACATTAGCATTTAGAGAAAAATATCCAGAAGTGGAAATTTATGGAGATCAATTAAGAGGACGTATTCGTGGAACTGGAATTCATGCTGCAGGAGTTGTGACAAGCAAGAATCCAATCTTTAGATATGCACCTTTAGAAACACGATCATCTCCAGGATCTGATGAAAGAATTCCAGTTGTTGGTGTTGATATGGAAGAAGCAGAAAGAATTGGATTAATTAAAATTGATGCACTTGGATTAAAAACTCTTAGTGTTATGCAAGATGCTATTGTAGAGATTGAAAAGAATCATTACAAGAAAATTAATTTATTAGAAATTGACCTAGAGGATCCTAAAGTTTATGAAATGATTTCAGATGGATATACTAAAGGAGTTTTCCAATGTGAGGCTGCACCATACACAAGCCTTTTAATTAAAATGGGTGTAAAAAATTTAAATGAACTTGCAGCATCAAATGCTCTTGTTCGTCCAGGAGCAATGAATACTATTGGTAAAGACTATATTGCAAGAAAACATGGCAAACAAAATATTGATTACCTAAATAAAGTTATGAAACCAATTACAGTTGATACATATGGTTGTGTTTTGTATCAAGAACAAGTTATGCAAGCCTGTGTTGAACTTGGTGGAATGACAATGGCAGAAGCAGATAAAGTGCGTAAAATTATTGGAAAGAAGAAAGATGCTAAAGAATTTGATCAGTTTAAAGAAAAGTTTGTTAATGGTGCTTCTAAGTACATTAGTCCTAATTCTGCTTTGGATTTATGGCACGATTTTGAAGCACATGCGGGATATTCGTTCAACAAGTCTCATGCGGTTGCTTACTCTACGGTCTCGTATTGGACCGCTTGGTTAAAGTATTATTATCCCCTTGAATTTATGTTTGCACTTTTAAAAAATGAAAAGGATAAGGATGGAAGAACTGAGTATCTTATTGAAGCAAAAAGAATGGGCATTAGCATTAAGTTACCTCACATTAACGATTCGGATATGGATTTTAAAATTGAGGGTAAAGGTATTAGATTTGGTCTTAGTTCTGTCAAATATATATCTGACAAAATTGCAGAAAGATATATCCAAGCAAGACCATTTACATCATATAAACAACTTGAAGAATTTACCTTTACAAAAGGCAATGGAGTAAACAGTAGAGCCTTGCAATCACTAAGAATTACAGGTGCTGCTACGTTTCCTGACAATCCAAGAAATGATCAAGAGATTAAAGAAAATTTATATGAGTATTTAAATTTGCCAGAGTTTAATATGACAGTGCCAACACAGTATCACTCATTCATTCAATCAACAGAAGACTTTGAAGAAAAAGGATCTTTTATTTTAATGGGAATGATTAAGTCAATTAAAAGAGGAACTGGGTGGTCTCGTGTTGATGTCTTAGATAAAACGGGATCAATTGGAATATTTGATGATGAGAATACTACTATTGAGATTGGTAAAACATATTTACTATTAGCATCTGACAATAGAATTGTTTCTGCTATCCCAGTTGATGAAATCAAAACTTCTCCAAATGCGTTGGTTAGATTTTTAAATTATAAGCAATTGCCATTTGCAGAAGAAGAGATGTTTGTGGTATCCTTTAAACCAAGAACAACAAAGACTGGAAAGAAGATGGCACTATTAACATTAGCAGATTCATCAAGAGATTTGCATTCTATAACAGTATTCCCAACATCTTTTGCAAAAGCCTATATGCACATCAAAGAAGGAAATACTTATAAATTTGATTTTGGAAAAACAAAAGATGGAACTATAACTTTGGAGGATGTTCATGTCAGTTAGCGTAGAAGATGTTTTAGCATTGTTAGATCCTAAACTTAGAAAACGTTTAGGCACTGGAGAAGGAATAAACTTTGAATACCAGCCTACACCTAGTTATGGGCTTAATAAGGCTTTAGGCGGTGGCTTACCATATGGTAGACAGGTTTTGATCTGGGGTAGCAAGTCAAGTGCAAAGTCTTCTATGTGTCTACAAATGATTGCTATGGCACAAGCAGAAGGCAAGGTATGTGCATGGATTGACTCTGAGATGTCATATTCAGAAGATTGGGCTATTAAACTTGGGGTAGATCCTAAGAAACTAATCTATTCGCAAGCAAGAACTATTAGCGATATGGTTGATGTTGGAGTTGGACTTATTAATGCTGGAGTTGATTTAATTGTAATTGACAGCATTACATCAATGCTTCCTGCTATTTACTTTGAAAAAGATACAGACGATATGAAGGCTTTAGAAAATACAAAACAGATTGGGGCAGAGTCTCGTGACTTTAGCAACGCTTGGAAGATGCTTAACTATGCTAATAATAAAGTCAAGCCTACTATGCTTGTTCTTATTTCCCAGTCTCGTAATAATATCAATGCTATGTATACTAGCCAGCAGCCTTCTGGTGGTCAGGCTACTAAGTTTTATTCCTCTTGCGTTATTAAATTATTTTCGTCAGAATCAGACAACCAGGCCATCAAGGGAAAAATTAAAGTAGGAGATAAGTTAATTGAAGAAAAGATTGGTAGAAAGATTAGGTGGGAGTTACAGTTTTCCAAAACATCTCCAGGATTTCAATCTGGTGAGTATGATTTTTATTTTAGAGGTGATGATGTTGGCATTGATAAGATAGGTGATCTTGTTGATACAGCAGAACAAATGGGGATGGTAAATAGAACTGGTGCTTGGTATCAACTTGATGATGGCACAAAAGTTCAGGGTAGAGATGCATTCATTGATAGAGTAAGAGAAGACTTAGATTTACAAGAACAATTAAAACTAAAGGTAGCAAATGCCTGAAAATTTTTCTACATATAGAGGAAAGTTTTATTGTCAAAAATGTAATGATGAGGTTGTTGTTTGTAGATTGTGGACTGAAACAAGAGATTTAACTTGGATGTGTAGTAAGAAACATATATCAAAAGTTAGCCTTATTCCAAAAGGTAAAAAGGATTATGAAGATGAGTGAAAGATCTGAATCAAAAAGAATAGGCGCTAAACAGCATAAAAATAGTGGCAGAAATACTCACAAGGGAGATGCTACATGGAACAATTTTACAGTAGACTTTAAAGAGGTTGGAAAATCATTTACTCTTAATCAGAAGGTTTGGGCTAAAGCCGTTACAGATGCTATTAAAAACAACAATGACCCAGCCATAATTGTTGTTATTGGCGAGGGTACAAATAAGGTCAGACTTGCAATAACTGAATTAGCAATACTTGAACAACTTGTAGATGGTGTATAATATATATATGTATCTAGATAAATATAAACCTAAAAATAACATAACTCCACATATTATCAAAAATTTTTTTACTGATGAAGAGGTAGAAGTTTTGCTTGCAATAGTCAAGTATCAAAAAAATGCTAAAGATTTAAATGAATTTTATGCCCCATTAGTTTTGCCAAAAATGGCACGAATGCAAATAGAGGTTATGTACCCAGAGCATATACGTAGAAAACTTGAAAAATTTGCTTCAGATATGGTTGGAGAAGAAGTTTTTATGTTTCATAACAGTTATTTAAGTTATAATCAAGAGCATAATCCAGGAGTAAATCCAAAACTTCCACCACATTTTGATTCAGATAATTATTATACTAAACTAACGCTTGACTATCAATTAGATAAAAATATTGATTGGCCAATTATTATTGAAGAAGATGAATTCAATCTTGAATATGGAGACCTTCTTGTTTTTTGGGGCGCTGGCACAATCCATTGGAGAGAGCCAATATTATTTAATGATGGAGATAATACTGAAGTTTTAACTATGCATTTTTCAACTAAAAAAGATTTTGAAGAATTAAATCTTGTAGCAAGAAGTCAAGAAGAAAGAGAAAAAAGAATGAATGCTTGGGTCAAGGATCCAAAATTTTATAAATATCAAGAAGAATATTATGCAAAAGATTCATTGTTAAAATAAATAGAAAGTAGTTTACTTTGGAACAAAATAATACAACACTAGAACAACTTAATGATCTGTCAGATATAGCAGAGTTTATGCAAGATGAAGACCTTACAACTGCACTGACTATGATTGCTAAACTTATTATTAAACCAGATATTCCAATTCAAGTTGCAACCTTAGAAATTGTTAGACTTCAGGCTATTGCTGCTAAGTTGGCATTAAAGGCAACTTGGATGGCAAATGTTGACAAAAGTAACAGGGGAAAGAAAAACATTTACTATACTGCAGCAGAGGCAGTAAACAATTTAGTGTCAGCACTGAAATATATTACCAGATAGTGTATACTTATCTAAACAAAGGAATATAATGACTAAAAGTTTACTACAACAAGTAATGGTAAAACAAGCAAAGGCAGAAAGTCACATAGATACTAAATCTTTAGTTGAGGCTATTGAAAAAGGCTATCTTGTAGGTCGTGACAAAAAGTTTGTTCAAAAGAAAACATTTGCCCCATCAACAATTGCTTATGGGTTTGGTGAGTGCGCTAGATATTGGTACTTAGCCTTTGATGGCAACGAGTTTGATGACTTGACTACGCCATTCTCTGCTGCAAATATGGGCAATGGTACGTTATCTCATGGAAGAATTCAAGATGCAATTCTTAATTCTGGAATAGCAAAAGTATTTACTGATGAAAAGACTGGCAAGCCAACAACTGAATTTAAAATTAGTAACCAAGATCCTCCAATTTTTGGATATGGAGATGGTATTTTAATTATTAATGACGAAGAGGTTGTACTAGAAATTAAAACAACTGGAGAAGAAGCATTTCAGTATTATAAAAGAATGAATAAGGCTAAAAAAGGTCACATCATTCAGATACTACTGTATATGAAAATTCTTAAGAAGAAAGATGGAGTTTTATTATATGAAAATAAAAACAGCCATGAACTTCTTGCAATTCCAATTAGTGTAAATGATTATTACAGACAATGGATAGACAATACATTTAACTGGCTAAGAGAAGTACGCAAGGCTTGGGAAGATAGAACTCTTCCTAATAAAAACTATCGTGCAAATTCAAAAATTTGTAAGAGTTGTCCAGTACAAAAAGCCTGCGCTGATGCAGGAGCAGGAGTAATTAAAATTGCTCCACTAGAAGGTCTAAGTGAAGCCGTGTAGTTGGTGCGAGAATATGTTTGATGCTACAGTAAGTTATCAAATTTACTGTAGTCCAACTTGTAGAAATGAAGCAACAAAAGTAAAAATTGCTAACAAGCAGGCATTAAATAAAAGAAAAAAAAGAATTGGCAAAGATAGAAAATGTGCCAGAGGTTGTGGAACTACCCTTTCAATGTACAACGACGTTAACTATTGTCCAAATTGCACGGTAGATCCAAAAGAATTACACAGAATGCTTAATCAAATTAAAGGTTATATGCAATATGAACAAGAATAAATGGGGCTTTGCTATTAAACCAAAAAGTATATGTTCTATTGATGCTAGCACTACCAGTTTTGCATTTGCTGTATTTAATGATGATGTTCTTGGAACAGTTGGCAAGATTAATTTTGAAGGTAACACAAACTATGAAAAAGTCATGGATGCATGTAATAAGACTAAATCTTTTTTAGATTACTATGGAGGATTTGAGGCTATAGTAATTGAGCATACAGTTTTTATGAATAGTCCAAAGGTTGCTGCAGACCTAGCACTTGTTCAAGGGGCCTTGTTAGGGGCAGCAGGGCTAACTGGCACAAAGGTTATAGGAACAGTTTCTCCAATAACTTGGCAAAACTTTATTGGTAATAAGAAAATTGACAAAGATGAAAAGTTTGCCATACGATCAGCAAATCCTGGAAAGTCAGAGTCTTGGTATAAGACCTATGAAAGAAATTTACGCAAAGAAAGAACAATAAGGTTTATCAATATGCAGTATGATAGATCTATAACTGACAACGATGTAGCAGACGCCTGTGGCATTGGACATTGGGCTATAAAAAACTGGGATAAAGCAATGGGAGTTGACAAGTAATGCCAGAGTTAAATGCAAACATACCACCGATTTCGTGTTATGTAAGAGGAAATTATTTAAGAAATCATAAAGACAGTCACGATAAATATTTTGAGTGCGTAGTCTTTGGTGTTTCAAGTTTAAAATCTAGAAGTCCACTATTTCATATCATGATGCCAGATGGCGGTCTTTGGTGGAGGCTTCCAATTTCTGCTTTCTGTACAGAGCCAGGAGTTCCTGAAGTTGACCTTCATAATCTAGTTTTGTGGAATTCTTTTAGTCATCATATTGCTGTAACTCAGTTTGAAAATTTAACTAACCTTAGAATGTCTTACATAGATAGAACAAAAACAATGCATAAAGGAACATATCTGTTTACATTAGACTGGCATAACCCAGATACAAATGTTTTAGATGATGGATATTCAGAAAGTCCAGCAGACCATAAGTGTGGACATGTTATACAAAGAGACGATGGAAACTTTGCTATTCAACCTAACAATAGGGTTCGTATCTATGAACCATCATTTACTCTTGAAAAAGAATACTTAATTGATAGAATAATCAATGAAAGAAAATATGATGTTGAAAATCAAGATAAATGGATCATGGAAAACTCTGATAGGTTTGACTATGATATTAATTTAAACCAGGTTGACAAATAACGATATGGCTGCTAAACTGTATACATCAGAAGTCTTTATGCGTAAACGATATGTTATCGATAAAAAGACTCCAGAAGAGATTGCCAAGGAGTGTGGATGCACAGTGGAAACTATTTACGTCTACCTTGCTAAGTTTAAACTAAGGAGATCAAAAAGATGAATAAAGACAATAAAGAATTTACAAAAGAAGAGATATATAATTCCTATGATATATTAAATTTAGATCAACCAAATATGGGATTATCCCATGCAGAAAACTTTGTTATTGATATTTTAGATCAAAAAAGAAATGGATACTACGTTGAATTAGGGGCCTACCACTCAAAAATTATAAGTAATACGTATCAACTAGAAAATATCTACGGTTGGAAAGGTGTGTCTTTTGAAATTAGTCCTAAACTTCATGAAGAAATAACTGCAAACAGAAAAAATCCATGTATTCTTGGAGATGCAACACAATTTAATTATATTAAGTATTTTGAAGAAAACAATTTTCCAAAACAAATTGATTTTTTGCAAATAGATATTGATGCTGGATATGATCTACTAGGTAGACCAAATGGAAATCCACATCTTTCTTTGTTAGGACTTCTTGCTATTCCACTTAATACTTATAGGTTTTCAGTAATTACATTTGAGCATGACATGCGTAGTCATTTTAAATTGCAACCTCAGAGAGATGCAGCAAGAGAAATTTTAAATTCTTTAGGCTATGCATTAGTTCAAAAACATTCACACGAAGATTGGTGGGTAGATCCACTGGTTATTCAATATCCAAAATTTATGAAATATTTTGGTGTGCACGGAGGATCATGAGCGATAATTTAAACATTACGGTTGATCAAGTTAGCCACCCAGCACACTATACAACAGACCCATCTGGTGTTGAGTGCCTAGAGATAACTAGGCATAGAAATTTTAATATAGGTAATGCTATCAAGTATCTTTGGAGAGCAGGATTAAAAAACGAAGACAAACATGTTGAAGATTTAAAGAAAGCAATTTTTTATATTCAAGATGAAATCTATAGAATTGAAGGATTAAATCATGTCAACTGAAGTTGAACTTATTGAACATCTAGATCAGATTAATAAAGTAGTAGAAGAATATTTAAAAGGTAGCGACCCAACTAAAATATCAAAAGATTTAAACATGCCTAGAGTTAGAGTTGTTGCACTTATTAATGAGTGGAAAGTTATGGCATCTGCTAATGATGCAATTAGAGGTAGAGCAAAGGAAGCATTAGCAGCAGCAGATCAGCATTACGGAAAGTTAATCTCTAAAGCCTATGAAGTTATTGATGAGGCTGGATTAAATAATAATCTTGGAGCAAAGACTAATGCAATTAAATTAGTATTAGATATTGAATCTAAAAGAATTGATATGTTACAAAAAGCGGGATTACTAGAGAATAAAGAATTAGCAGAAGAGATCTTAGAAGTTGAACAAAAACAAGAAGTATTAATTGGCATTTTACGTGATATTGCTTCTGAATATCCACAGGTAAGAGATGAAATTATGAAAAGATTATCATCTATTGCTAAAGACAATGAGGTAATAACAATTGTCCACGATGTTCAATGAGTTTTTAGAAGTACTTGAAGACAATAATTTTTTAGAAATTCCAGTAGATGCTAAAACATTTATTGAGTCTCCAAACTATTTAGGTCAGCCACCATTATCAAAAATACAATATGAAATTGTTGAAGCAATGAGCCAAATATACAAGCAAGAAGATTTAGAAAAAATAATGGGAACAGTGGAAGGTAAAAAATATTATGACAAATTTACTAAAAACGAAATTATTCTACAACTTGGGAAGGGTAGTGGCAAGGACTTTACTTCGACTGTGGCTTGTGCCTATATTGTTTATAAGTTACTATGTCTTAAAGACCCCGCAAGATACTTCGGAAAACCAAGCGGAGACGCAATAGATCTTATTAACGTTGCTATAAATGCTCAACAAGCAAAGAACGTTTTTTTCAAAGGGTTTAAAAATAAGATTGAAAAATCTCCTTGGTTTGCAGGAAAGTATAATGCAAAAGCAGACTCTATTGAATTTGATCAATCCATAACAGTTTATTCTGGACACTCAGAACGAGAATCACATGAAGGTTTAAACTTATTACTTGCAGTACTTGATGAAATTTCTGGATTTGCTTCTGAAGTTGGAACTGGTAATGAACAAGGAAAGACTGCAGAAAACATTTATAAAGCCTTTCGTGGTTCCGTAGACTCTCGTTTTCCAGATCTTGGAAAGGTTGTATTGCTTTCTTTTCCAAGATATCCAGGAGACTTTATATCGGAAAAATATGATAGCGTAATTGCTGAAAAAGAAGTTGTTGAAAAAACCCACAAGTTTATTTTAAATCCAGAACTAGGAGATACTCCAGACAATTCATTTGAAATTTCCTGGGATGAAGATTATATTATTTCATATAAGTTTCCTGGAATCTTAGCATTAAAAAGACCAACATGGGAAGTAAACCCAACAAGAAGTATTGAAGATTTTAAACATGCGTTCTATACAGACTTAGGTGATGCAATGATGCGTTTTGCATGTATCCCAACATTTTCATCAGATGCGTTTTTTAAACAAAAAGATAAGTTAGTTAAGTGTATGACCCTAAGAAACCCATTAGATTCTAATAGAAGGTTTGATGAATCTTTTAAACCAGACCCAGACAAAACATATTATATACACGCAGACCTTGCACAGAAGCATGATAAGTGTGCTGTTGCTATTGCACACGTTGATAAATGGGTTAACATTCAAGTTATTAAAGACTATGAACAGGTTGCACCAGTTGTTGTTGTAGATGCTGTTGCATGGTGGGAGCCAAAAATCGAGGGACCAGTAAATTTATCTGAAGTAAAACAATGGATCATTAATCTAAGAAGGCAAGGATTTAACATTGGTATTGTATCCTTTGATAGATGGCAATCGTTTGATATTCAAAATGAACTTAAGGCTGTTGGAATAAATACAGATACAGTTTCAGTTGCTAAAAAACATTATGAAGATTTAGCAATGATGGTTTATGAAGAAAGAATTGCAATGCCACAAATTGATTTATTGCTTCAGGAACTTTCTGAGTTAAAAATTATGAAAGGTAACAGAGTGGACCACCCACGTAAGTCATCTAAAGATTTAGCAGATGCTGTTTGTGGTGCAGTCTATGGAGCAATTGCACACACACAAAAAGATTTAAACTTAGAAATTGATGTACACACTTGGGGCAGTGCTGCAAAAGAAAGAAATAGACAAGAATTTCAAGAAAGAGAAGAAAGACGTAATATGCAGATGCCAAAAGATGTAGAAGAGTTTTTGGGAAAGTTTAATTTATTATAGTCAGTTTGACGCAGTTCTTATATATCTGCTATAATAAGGTATAGTCATAAAGGCTAAAATCATGTTAACTTATAGGAGAAAAATGAACTTATTTAAAAAGATTGCTGTTACAGCAGTTAGTGCGCTTGCCCTGTCTGGAGTGTCTGTAATTACATCAGCCCCAGCCAATGCAGCAATTACTGGAATTCTATCAGTAGATACCGTTCCAAACCGTTCATCATCATTATCTAATGGCGTTGCATCAGCAACTGCAGCAGATAACAAGGTCTCTGTTTCAATGATTGCTCTTTCAGATACATCTGGAGCAAGCGAAACAGTAACTGTTCGTGGTCGCATTATTTCAAATCCAACACCAGCAACAGTAGATGCAACAACTCAAATTACAGTTGGAGACACTCTTGTGGCTCTTGCAACTTTATCAAACAACACTGCAGCAACTGTTGTTCTAGGCGGAAGTGATGAAACAGTTACAGTTGATTCTGTAAGCGTTTTGTCAAACGCATTTAGAACTCCAGGAACTTATAAAATTTTATTATGGATTGACAACGTGGGAAACACAATTGGCGGAAACTCAACCATTGATGGTGGAGAGGCTTACTTTACCGCAGATGTTAAGGTTGGAGGAACTCCAGTTTCATTAGAAACAAGTTCTTCTTCTTTAGTAACAGCAGGAGATGTTTCAGTCGATCTTGGAATTACACTTAAAGATACCAATGGTATTCCAACACTACTTCGTAATTCTCTAGAAAGAATTACAGTTTCTTCAACTATTGCAGTTGGATCAACAGAAACGTTAACTGTAACAAAAGGTAAGTTAACTGCTCCAGGAAGTGTTTTAACAACCGCTTCCCGATCTGGAACACCAACAACAAACACATTCTTAGAGTCAACAGACTCACTTACAGCATCAACAGGATCATATGATCTTCATGCTAAGCACACTGGTTCAACAAGTTCTACTCTTACATTTAACTTAGGTGGAATTTTAACTCCATCAGTTGCCAAAATCGTAACATTTACAACAAATCCAGTAGCAACTGCAACAAAGGTTGCTCTTTCAAGTGCCATCGGAGTTTCAACATCTACAGTTAAGTATGTTGCTCCAGTTGCAATTGAGACACCAACATCAACAAC